CTCTGCGAACACCAATCCATCTTGATATTTATATTCAACATTATATTTCCAACCTTTACCTACTGGACCAAATAAATTTGTCATCATTTGTATTTGATATTGTGGATCAATAGTTGTTAATTCTTTACCACCAAACTTATTAAATTTTTTTGTAAAGTCAGGATTTGTTTTATTTAATGCGTTCCATATTTCCATATTTTTTTTCATGCTTTTAACCCCCATAGTTGTTCTATTATTTGTTTTTGTTTTTCTGTCATGTTTTTATAGTGAAAATAATGATTAAGGTCTGGCTCTTCTGTTATCTTTGCAAGTTCAGCTAGATTACCTTTGCAATATATAATCATTTGTTCCCATCTATAAATTTTATTTTTCATTAAATTAAACTGATATTCTAAATGATCAGCTTTCATTTTCTCGTGTGTGTCATCAAATATTATATAGTCATCTTCGTTTGCTAAAGCTAAAAAAGGTTTTTTACCAGTACACTTCCAATAAAAAGCAACCTGTTTCCAATAACCATCAAATATTAAATCTTCACTTAATTCTTGTTGTTTCCAATAATATTCATCTTTGTTTTTTCTTTTATAAAGTTTGCTTGGTTTTGTTTTTAATTCTAATATTTTATCACTTTCATAATCTATACGACCTACTATATCATGTGATAATTCTTTTGGACTACTTGCAACATATCTTTCAGCAGCAGTTTTTTCATCTTTAAATATTTCTTTATATAATTTTTGTATTTGTTTTATTATTTTATGAGATAACTCATTTATATTATCCCTAGCGAATTTATCTTTTTCATCTATTGGATCATATTTATTTATATCATCTAACTCTTGTTGATATATTTCATTATAATTTCTGTTTTCTATTTTTATTTTTTTATCTTTAAAATACCTGTACTTACATAATAATCTTTGAGCTGTATTGTTAGTAAGGTTTCCTAATCTTGGTCTGTAATCCATAAGAAACTGATCTCTTTCTTTTGGTGTATGATAACCATAGTTTACTGTCCACTTAGCCAAAGGTTGATCTGTACTTGAAGGACTCCAATGATCTAGTCCTTGACCACCATTTATATTGTTAAAATATTCTTTCATTTGTTTTGCTAGGTTTTACAGCTAATCTAAATGCTTGTCAAATCTTTTATATATTATATATAGATACATATAGTATAACAAATAGGAGGAAAATGACGTTAGCAGAATGGCGTAAGAAACAAGGCATATCTCATTACACGCTTGGCACTATGCTTGGTATAAGCTCAATAAATCCTGCCACTAATTCAATGAGGTATTGTTTGGAGTCTAAAGAAAAAAGATTTCCTAAACCAAAAATGGTAAAGAAGATATTAGAGGTTACGAAAAAAGAAGTGACGCTTGATGATCTTTATAAAGCGTGGTGGAAGTATGAAGAAACCAAATAAGTTTAAATATAAACGAGTAAGATTATATTGGCAAGATATTGTATCAAATCCAGAATGGCTTACACTTGCTAAAGCAAAGGATCAAATGTATTCTTGGTGTGAGGACACAGGTTATTTATTACATAAGGACCAAAAAAAAGTTATTATATTTGCCTCGCATAGTTTTGATGATGATGGCGAACTTACTGTTGGCAACACTACAGTTTACCCACGATCTGTTGTAAAAAAAATAGAAGTTTTAAAATGACCCACGATAAAATGTTTGAAGAGATAGGTTGTCCTGATCAACTTAAAAAATGTCAAGCTGAAATCAAACGACAAAAAAAATTTATACAAAAACAATCTGATATAATACTTGCTTTGGAAAAAGATATAGAACTAAAAGATAATATAATTTTAGTATTAAAAAATAAATAATGGCACGTTGGACCTACGCATTTAGTAATGGCAGCTATAACGATTTCCATCGTAAATATGACAATATTGCCATGATTGATATTGATAGTATTGAATGTTGTCCACACTGCTACGAGCCACTTGCTATATTAGAGACTTGTTATGACAAAGGACAGAAATTTAAGTCTACAACCCTTGCAAACATAGTCGCTAGTCGCTTAAATATACCCTGTTTTTTAGTGTTCTATAAGAATCTGACACCTGATACCCTAACCTTTAGGATCAAGCGTATAACAAGCTCTGAGACGCAATTTGAGGTAATGAACGAGCAACAATGGGTGTCAATCTTGCTAGACCTACAAGCTAATCACAAAAAGGTATGTAA